CATGTATGTACACGGCTTTCCAGTCTTCAGTTTTACCGTGCGCAAGGTTATCGTAGTAGTCATCAGGTAGGAACTGTGTCCAGTCCGCTTCTGGTGCTAAACCAGATGGCTGAATAGTTACGTGCACGTTTTCTGGCGGGTTAGACAGCAGCTCTTCCCAAAAAGTATCTTGGTCTGGTGGGTTAGTCATCCCCCACAGGTGTGCGTTCGGTTTCCCGTCGTCAGTCTGACAACCCACCCCGTTCATCATTTTGTCCGGGTAACGTCCTAGACGACCCTGTGCTGCGTTGTAGATGTCTGGATGTATCTCTCTAAACTCATCGAATATGAAAAAGGATGCCTGAAGAGATAGTAGTCTTCGCACGTCATTCGCGTCATCCAGTCCACGAAACAACACCTCACACTCTATGTCACCAACCTTTATGACGAATTTGTATTCCGTCTTAAGAAAGATACCCATCACGCCATCAGGTATCCACTTCATAAAGTCTGGTATGGACGTGTCCCTCAACTGCTCTCGGGTGTTACGTACCCAGATGGCTCGAGACCGTCTGACCCCGTCATTACATGGAGCCATCAGAGCGGCGTGGTGCAATATTTTCATCACACCGGCTGTCGTTTTAGTCGAACCAACGGGGCCAACAGCTAGTGATATAAACTTGGTTGAGTAGAAGAAGTCGTCAAGCGACTTGATAACTTCGAAGTTTATCTCGTGCGCGGGGGTCTGGGGAACGGTAGCCACTAGACTGTACTGCCTTCTATGGTTATCGCTTCCTCTTTGTCCTTGGCGCGTGTGATGTTGATTACGACTTGTGGTCCGTTGGCTCCAACTGCGTCTTTGCCGTCAGGTTCCAACTTACCCATCTTGTTCAACATCTTCTGAAACTCCAAACGAGTAGCAGGGTTGATTGTAGGGTTCTGCATGTGGCGGAAGAGGTTATCCAAGTTAACTGCGCCCATAAGACGGGCTAATGTTTCCATCTTGGTAGGGTCGTCCTCAATCATCTGCAGTTGCCCGCGGGATAAGATGGAGGTGTGTTCGAACGCCGGGTCTGTAAGTTTATCTACTTGATTGCTCATAATATCCAAGTGTACCTGTATAGACAGGTGTTTGTCAATAATATCGTTATTTTAGCAGGCTGGAATTTTTTTGGGGGGCTATTTATGGGGCGGGGTGTTTCTATGAAGTGGCTCTTTTTGAGCGAGGTCTAAAAATTAGGGGGTTGCTATATGGAACACCTAAGCATGGGTGGTCACCCGCCCCTCTTGCGTTCCCTACCCCCCACTTCAAACGTCCAACCCTATATGACAAGGGTATCAATTACGATAACCATCACCAAAAAAGTCCACCGTGGACTTTTTAACTAAAGGATAAAAAATCATGAATAAAACACAAACAACAAAATTTGCAAAAATCATCACTTCTCTAAGAAACGCCGATATTACTAACAAAGAGAGTATTAACCAAATTGACGGTGTGGCGGATAGCATTGCAAAAGTATATCGCTCTGGTACTGATAGCGTCGCATGGCTTGAATGGTTCACCCAGCAAGTAGGCAACGGTTCAATAAAGCCAAAAGAGGTTAAACTTATGCAAAATAATATCGGTAAAAAAGCCACTCAACGTAAAATGTTTTCACTTGATGACAAGGCAAAACCAACTCAACGTGCAAGGCTTATGAAAGGCAATAAAACACTTTTTGCTGAAGGCTTATGTACTCAAAGGCAACTAGATAGCAAGGCATACCTTTGGATAGTTGATGCAATTAAGCCAGCGACGGAAAAAACGGCTAAGGACAAACTTCAAGCCATAATCAACGATTTCAATATCGAAAGCCTAGACAAACTTTTAGAAATCGCGAAAGAGGTTGATTTTAAATAATCAGAAAACCAAAAGTAAAAAGCCCCGAAAGGGGTTTTTTACGTGGTCGACTTTCAAGAAGTCCACTGTGGACTTTCAAGAAGTCCACGACTCATAGGCTAATAAAAGGCGACCCAGAATATAACCAACTAAGTGCTTATACAGACGAAAAAGGTTGCACGAATCATAGGCTAATAAAAGGTGACCCAATAAGACACGATAATCTACGTCTTATTAGTTGTCTTATTACAAAACGTTGTAGTGGTGCGGAAAAATAAGCCTATTAAGACAATAAGACAATAAGACATAATATAATAGAGAGATAAAAGTTTAAAAAGTAGTGAGATTAAAAAGTCTAAAAAAGAGACAAACATTCTACTCCAAAGATGCTCCCTCAATCTCTCTCAGAAACTTTGTCTTATTGTCTTATTCGAGGAATATCAATGACTTACGCGTGTCTTATTGTCTTAATACAATGTCTTATTACAATCTTTGGCTTATTACCCTTTTAGGCGTTACATGCACATTAACATGACAGGTACTGTCATGTTAACCTCTGTTTTGGGCGTTGTCAACCCCAAACAGCAAATTAATGACAAAAAGTCCACAGTGGACTTGCTAACTTGGAATAACAAAATGAAACATAACAATCAAATGAAAAACAATAACCACACAACGGCTTATACCGATACAGATAGTTTAGACTCGCCAACGACCGAGCAAGACGACATCTACGAAATACAACACTACTTTGACCAACCACTCAAAAGTGATAACTGTTGTGGAAACCAATCTCACCTATTCATGTTGGAGAAACTATCATGGGGAAACTAAAAACAATCATGGCATCAGTACTGATGTCTCTAGTAATGTCAGTCATTTTCTTTTGGGTAATGATTAACTTCATAACAGGTTGTGGAGATAACTACTACAACTCAAAAGGCCAACCAATCGCAGGGGAATGTGTAGCAATGCCTTGGGTAACTTACCAAGGCGGGGAGATTATCAATGAATAAGATTAGCAACAATCAAATGAAAGATTTCACGACTCATAAACGGGCGTTCATAACCAACAACGAAACGGTGTACTCTGAATACAAAACCAACAGACGTTCACTAGACGAGTTGTATGTGGTGTACTCATACGGGGAACACTTCCCGATGTACATATACGACGACGAGGTGGAAATGTGGTTCGGTAATGAGAGTAGATATTCAACGACTACTAGCAAACACCAAGCACTAGCACGCCCCGATGTTGACGACATGACTATGCTACCTACATCAGACTTATTAGCACTCATTGACCTTGGAGGATATCGCGACTACTGTGCTGAACGGTGTGGGACTATGTATTTCGCAAATAGACATTAATAGTCCACTAGTGGACTTTTGTAATAGATTAACAAACGGGGACGGTAGCACCCATTATTGCTACCAACGGGAAACCGTTAAACACATGGAGGGCTAATATGCCATCAATTAACCAAGTAGTAGACGTAGCGACATCAATCCTACGTAAATCACCATCAGCTGTACCTTTCTTTAAAGGGAAACCGGGAATGGGTAAGTCTGACGCTTGTCTGCAAGTGGGACACAACTTAGACATCAGCGACGACCGTATCCTAGTGGTACACGTTAACAACCACGACGTAGTGGACTTCACAGGTGTGCCATCAGTAACTGATGATGGTGTAACGATATTCAACCCGACCGAGATGTTCTACAACTTCAGAGAGGGAACGGGAGCGGGACTGATTGTCTTGGAAGAACTACCACAATCAAGTACGCACCACCAAACGTGGGCTGCGGGGTTTATTCTAGAACGAAAGACACCCACGTTCAAATTAGACAAAGACGTGCGGTTCATCGTAACGGGTAACAGAGTAGAGGACAAAGCGGGAGCGAAACAGATGCTAACCCACCTATCGAACCGTATGTATGAGTTCGAGATGGAAACATCGTTAGACGATTGGTGTGGTTGGGCGATGGAGCATAACGTTGACCCCCTAGGTATCGCGTTCATGAGGCTAAGACCGCAACTGTTGAACGACTTTGACCCTATGCGTTCGGTCAATCCAACACAAAGAGCGTGGACTCAACTATTCACCGAAGTACCTAGAGAGTTACCAACAGACTTATATATGTATGCTTGTGAGGGTAAGGTTGGAGAAGGTGCGGCGGCGGAGTGGGTAGCGGCGAGGTCGCTAATGAGCAAAATGCCATCGGTTGATGCGATACGACTCACACCCGACAAAACAGAAGTACCCGATGAACCCGCAGTTAAGTACGCCGTAGCGACAGCACTCAGCATGACCGCTGAACCCGTGTCGTTCGGTAGAGATATGGTGTACATCGCTCGTATGCCTAAGGAGTTTCAGATGGTGTACGTAACCGATGCCCTACGACTACACCCCGAGTTACAGCAGACGAAAGACTTTATTACTTGGGCTGTAGCTAACAAAGATATATTCATGGGAGGTGAGTAATGAGCCTCAACTCAATCGTAAACATAGCAATTGGAGTAGCCATGGGATTTATGGCTTTGTACGTATTAACCGTAATTTCTTTATACGCATAGGAGGGTGCTATGCACATGAGATATTTTTTATGCCAAGAAGATGATGAGCAGTTCATTGTCGAGGCAATAGACCTTAAAGAAGCCAAGGAACGTGCCGAAGTGTACAACGCTGTGGTTGTTAAGGAAGTACCGAAAAAGGAGATATACAAATGAATATGAATGACATATTGGCTAATGCCATAAACAATGCCGTCGAGCATGAAGAAGAAGTCCACAGTGGACTTAAGGGGACTCACGACTCACTACCCCCGAAAACCGTCGTTGATGAACCCCAGATACAAGTACCGCCAACGCGACCATCAGTAAGCGTTAAAGGCTTAGATGAGAAAGCAGTCCTAATCAGCGTGAAACGTCGCATGTACTCACCGTACAAACTAGACCAAGAGGAAAGTAAGAAGTACGGTGCGGGTAATGTGAATAAGCACCTATTTGAGGGGCGTAACAACAAAGTCAAGGAAACCATCAGCAAATTCTCAGAGGTATATGTGTACGTGAAAGAGAACACAGTACCTTGGAGTACAGGTGTAGATATGTTGAACATAGACCACTACATGGAATTTACTCAAGGACTTAGACAGTTAGTTGACCAAGCGAACCAAGCAGTATGGGAGTTGTATAGCAAGTGGGACGACGAAGTTACCGCAGACCTAGACAGACTAGCACAAATTGCAATAGCGAAAGGTAAGCCGAACTTAGCGAACCCTAGCGACTATCCATCAGCGGACGAGATGAGAACCAAGTTCAGCATCGACGTAAGATACATGCCAGTTCCAACTACTGGTGACTTTAGAGTAGGCATCAGCGACGAGGACAAAGAGTCACTACAACAGCAGTTAGATGATGCGGGTAGTAACGCAACCAAGCATGTACTTGAGTCAATGATAACGCCAATGCGTAGGGCAGTCGAGAAGTTAGCAGTACCGATAGGAAACGACGGTAGTGTGTTCCGCGATACCCTAATCGACAACATGGTAGATGTAGCCGAGCGTATGAATAAGGTGAACATATCAGATGACCCAGCAATCCAAGCAAAGATTGATGACCTACGTAGCCTAGTTGGAACGTACGCCAATAACAAAGACATGCTTAGAGATAGTCAGACTGTGCGTGAGAAAGCAGTTAGTCAGATAGACAGCCTAGTAAGACAGATGGCTAACCTAGTATGAGTATCCCAGAGAAGTTAGTGTGTGAACTGTGCGGGAGTTCCAACACATCTCGCGATGGGTATGCTAGATGGGATACCGACACACAAAAGTGGGAGGTCACCGATATGTCAGACTATACGTGGTGTAGTGCTTGTGACAATGAGATAACCGGTGAATGGTTACCGCTAGAACTTAAAGACATGGCGAAGTTCGCAATCAAAAAGGAGAATGAAGATGGGATACCGAAGTGATGTATCGATACTTATATACGGTGACACCAAGGACGTAGTAGCGTTCGTTGCCGGTGAGAAACTACAAGGAAAGCCAAAGGAGAGCGAGTTCCACCCGCTCAGTGAGCCGACGAACGAGTCCCATGAGCGTAACACGTACACTTATGGTGCGAAGGACGAGTTCACGATGATGGAGTTCAATTGGTGGGACGTGAAGTGGTACGACAGCTACCCCGAGGTTGCCTATTGGGAGAACCTACTAGGGTTGTTCGAGGACTCTTTCGGCACTACGTCGTTGAGCATGGAGTTGACACTAGTAGGCGAGTCAATAGATGACAACCGAACCGATTACATGGGTACTGACTGCGAGTACCGCCTAAACATTAGTAGAGAGATAACGAAAGACTTACCATAAAGGAGATACCATGAGTAATGCAGTAACAGTTGAGGAAACTATAAACCAAGCAGAAGTAGAGCGTAAGGTTGGCAAAGCCAAGGCACTACTTATTTTAGACCACCCGTTCTTCGGCACCGCTGTGTCTAAGCGACCGATACAGTATTCAGATGCAGTACCAACTGCCGGTATGTCAGCAACGGGACAGATGATAATCAACCCCGCGTTCGCCGAGAACCTAACAGTCAAGAACTTAATGTTCTTGATGGCACACGAAGCCATGCACTACATGTTGGCACACGCACTAAGACGTAAGCACCGCGACCACCAAGCGTGGAACGTAGCGTGTGACAAAGTCATTAACGACACACTCATAGAAGCAAACGTTGGAGACTTTATTGATGGGGGCGTCACACTACATGACGCTAGGAACTACGCGTCAGAAGAATTATACGATGAAAACGACGACGACATGGGTAGCGGTGGCATCGGCAACGACATCGGTGACCCCGTCGACGACAACGGTAATCCTTTGGACGAGTCGCAGATGCACCAACTAGAAGCCCAATCTAAGATTGATACAATTCAGTCAGCTAAGGCCGCGAAGTCATCAGGGAAACTGCCATCATCTATTGAGCGTATGGTTGATGACATGGTTAACGTAGAAACCCCTTGGCACGAGAAGCTAGAGAGGTACATGAGTTCCAAAGTTAAAGACGGTTACTCATGGAATAGACCGAATCGGAGGTTTATTGGTCAAGGTGTCTACTTGCCCGGAACTGACTACGTTGCTCGTATGGGTGAGTTAGTTGTAGCCGTAGATACGTCAGGAAGTTTAGACTCAAAAGAGTTAGGGTACTTCAACGAACACATCAATAGGATTGTGGACACGTGCTTACCTGAGAAGATAACAGTATTGTACTGCGATACTAGTATCGGTGGGACAGCAGAGTACACACCGGACGACCTACCGATAAAGTTACAGCCCGTAGGTGGCGGTGGTACATCGTTCAAGCCGGTGTTCAAGTGGATAGAAGACTACGCCGGTGACGTTGAGTGCCTAGTGTATTTCACAGATGGATACGGTGACCAAGACTACATAGAAGCCCCAGCCGTAGATACTATTTGGCTAACGACCGGACGAGAGGACTTTAAGTTCGGTGATGTAATTAAATTTGATATGGAGGTGTAGTGTGGAACTAGAGATAGC